TGGATTATCAGTACCAACAGGAAGTTATTTTTCAGGAGGTAATCTTAATGCTAATGCTACTCAAAATGCTGTAGGAATTCAAACAGCAGATTTTATAGTATCAAATGTCCAAGTATCAAGTTCACCAACAATTATTTTTAGATATTACCCATGGTTAGGTTTATATCCTTTACCTGCATTAAATGCTAGTAATAATTTTGTAGTTACAATGAAGGCAAATTTACTTTTAATGGAAAGAGGATCTACATTAGTAGATGAAGAAGATAATGTTGGATATTTAGAATATTCATCTGTATTTGGAATTAGAGGATCAGGTTATCAATTATCAGAAGTTACTGGAGGTGGTACTACAATTGCAAATAAAACTTCAAATGTGTTAACATCTGGGGGAGGTAGTTTCTTTGTAGGTCAACCAATACCAGGAACTGACCAAGGATATTTATCACTACAAATTACTCATGGTGGTGTTACACCATCTAATGGGTTACAAGTTGGTGGTACAGTTACTATAACAGTAGCACAACAAATAGCATAATAACAATAGTTTTTAACAAATAGTTTTAATACGTATAATATGACAAAAATAACGGAACAAGAAATCGAGAAGGTTAAAGGTTTAAGAATAAAATTTGACCAACTAATTAATACAATTGGGCAAGTAGAAGTTCAACTTTATAATCTTCAAGAACAGAAAAAAGAATTACAAATGAGTTTGTTAAACATTCAGCAAGAAGAATTAACAATAGCTAAAGAGTTAGAAGAAAAGTATGGTAAAGGAACAGTTTCTTTAGATACTGGTGAATTTTCTCCTACTGAATAAATTTTTGACAAAAGCTCATATATTTATTATCAAAATATAACAATTAAATAACATGGCAGAAACATTAATTTCCCCAGGAGTATTAGCGAGAGAAAATGATCAATCTCAAATAACTTCTCAACCAATACAGGCTGGTGCAGCACTAATTGGACCTACAGTAAAGGGTCGAGTAAATATTCCTAAGCTTATTACTTCTTATAGTGAGTATCAAGCTAATTTTGGTACTACTTTTGAAAGTGGTTCTACAAACCAAAAGGAAGAATATACATTTTTAACATCTATATCAGCTTACAATTATTTCCAAAATGGAGGTACTTCTTTAATTGTTACTAGAGTAGCTTCTGGTTCATTTACAGCAGCAACTTCATCAACGATATTTAACGACGTAGAAAGTGGTGACATTCCAGATGGAACAAACGTATTTTCACAATTAACTGTAGATACAGGTAATGATGGAACAGCAGGACAATTCGATGACGTATCTACTACAGGTGGTGATGGATCAGGATTAAAAGTAAATGTTACAGCTACGTCAGCAAGTGGTCAATTTAGCCAAAGTGCAATTCCAACAGTTTCAGCTCCAACAAATGCAGTTGCAGCTAGTTACCTAGTTTCTCAATCAGCAACTTCAGGTGCTGGATCAGGTGCAACATTTGCTGTTACGTGTTCAGATGCTACAACAATTGATAGTATTATAGCAGTATCAACAGGTTCAGGATATGCAACTGGTGATACATTAACAGTAACTTCACAATCTGTAATGGGTAGTGGTACTGGTGCTGGTGGTGCTGATTTAACAATTACAATTGGAGCAGGTGATTTGCATGTTAAACCAACAGCTATTGTAACTTCAGGTTCAGTATCAGGTTATGCAGTAGGTAATACAATTACAGTAGCTAAAGCTGATATTGGTAATGCAGATACAGATTTAACATTTACATTAGTAGATGCTAATATTACAGATGACGCTGCTTTCGTATTAGAAACAATTGGTCAAGGTGAAATTATGAATAATGCAGGAACATTAAATTCTCAAGGTGCTATTTCAACTGGTACTAATGATAATTTAAGATGGGAAATTGCTTCACCAAACACTTCATCTGGTACATTTAGTGTAATAATCAGAAGAGGTAATGATACAACAAGAGCAAAATCAGTACTTGAAAGCTTTAATAACGTTTCATTAGATCCAAAAGCATCAAATTATATTTCAAGAATAATTGGTGACCAAACAGAAACATTATTAGGATCTGGAACTTCAGAGCCATATTTACAAACAACTGGATCTTATGCTAACGCTTCAAGATATGTAAGAGTAAAACAAGTAAATTACAAAACTCCAGATTACCTAGATAATAGTGGAAATGCAAAATCACAATTTACAGCTTCAATCCCAGTAGCAGGTTCTGGTTCATTTGGAGATGCTCAAGGATCAATATTAACTGGACAAGGAAAATATTATCAAGAAATTAATGGAACTGATACTCAAGGATTAGTAGGAGGAAATTATACAGATGCTATTAATTTATTAGCAAATAAAGATGATTACCAATACAATATAATTTCAGTTCCAGGATTATATCAATCAGATTATAGTTCAACAACAAACACTTTAATTTCAAATACTGAAGATAGAGGTGATAATATAATTGTACTAGATCTTGAAGCTTATAATTCATCAATAACAGCAACTACAACTACAGCAGCAAGTTTAGATACTTCATATGCAGCAGCATATTGGCCTTGGTGTATGGTAACTGATCCAGATTCAGGACAAAGAGTTTGGGTTCCAGCTTCAACATTAATCCCAGGTGTTTATGCAGCTAATGATAGAACAGCAGAAGCTTGGTTTGCACCAGCAGGTATAAACAGAGGTGGATTAGGAGTAGTAGTTCAAGCAGAAAGAAAATTAACTCAATCTAACAGAGATACTTTATATGTAGGTAAAGTTAACCCAATTGCTACATTCCCAGGAAGAGGAGTTGTAGTATTTGGACAGAAAACACTACAAACACAAGCATCAGCTTTAGATAGAGTAAATGTAAGAAGATTGTTAATTGCCCTTAAGAATTTCATTTCACAGATTTCAGATAACTTAGTATTTGAACAAAATACAGCTGCAACTAGAAATGTATTCTTAGGACAAGTTAACCCATATTTAGAGTCTGTACAACAAAGACAAGGTTTATATGCGTTTAAAGTTGTAATGAATGATTCAAATAATGGACCTGAGGTAATTGATAGAAACGAATTAAGAGGTGCTATATACATTCAACCGACTAAAACGGCAGAATTTATTTACCTAGATTTCAATATTCTTCCAACAGGAGCTGAGTTCCCTGCATAAGAATTAGAAAACGTAATATTTATAATTGAATTAAAAAAATTAAACAAAACATAAAATGGCAGTATTAGACCCAAACGAAATATTTTTCACAGCTTTTGAGCCCAAAGTAGCAAATAGGTTTGTAATGTATGTTGACGGATTCCCATCTTATATCATTAAAGGTGTAAGTGGAATAGGATTTGCACAAGATGAAATTGTACTAAACCATATTAATACTTATAGAAAAGTAAAAGGCAAATTGAGATGGAATGACATCACAATGCAATTATTTGATCCAATTACTCCTTCAGGTGCTCAAGCAGTAATGGAATGGGTTAGATTACATTATGAATCAGTAACAGGTAGAGCTGGTTACTCTGATTTCTATAAGAAAGATTTAACAATTGATGTATTAGGACCAGTAGGTGATGTAGTATCAGAATGGATTATAAAAGGTGCATTTATTAAAGATGGATCATTTGCAGACATGAACTGGGATACTGATGGTGAAGCTCAAAACATCGATTTAACAATTGGAATGGATTACTGCGTATTGAATTTCTAAAAAAATTCAAAATATTTTTAAAAATAGCTTGGCTTCGGTCAAGCTTTTTTTTACATTATATATGTATACACAAATAGCGTTATAACTAAATAAAATTTATATGAGCGAATTTAAATTACCTACTGAACAAGTAGAATTACCCTCAAAAGGATTGTTATATTCTGAAGACAATCCATTATCTTCTGGAAAAGTAGAAATAAAATATATGACTGCTAAAGAAGAGGATATTTTAACTAATCAATCATACATTAAAAAAGGAATTGTATTAGATAAATTATTACAATCTCTTATAGTTGATAAAAATATTAAATATGATGATTTAATTGTTGGAGATAAAAATGCTTTATTAATAGCAGCACGTATTTTAGGTTATGGATCTACTTATGAATTTGAATATGAAGGAGAAAAACAAACAGTTGATTTATCAACTCTTGAAAATAAACCATTTGATGAAAGTGTTATTACAAAAGGTAAAAATGAATTTGATTATGAGCTTCCAAAGACTGGAACAAAAATCTCATTTAAAATTCTTGATGGTAGAGATGAAAGATCAATTGAAAGAGAATTACAAGGCCTTAAAAAGATTAATAAAGATGCTAGTCCTGAATTATCAACTCGTTTAAAATATATTATTACAGCCGTTAATGGCAACCCAGATAAGAAAGGAGTCAGGGAGTTTGTAGATAACTTCCTTTTAGCCCAAGATTCCAGGGCGTTAAGGAATTATATTAAATTAGTTCAACCTGATGTTGATCTAACTTTTTTTCCCGACGGCTCAAGCTACGACGTTACAATCCCAATTGGGCTTAGCTTTTTTTGGCCTGACGCTGGATAATGCTTCCAAAATAAGAATAAATTTATTTAATACTATACACGAAATTGTATTTCATGGTAACGGTGGTTACGACTGGGAAACAGTTTACAACATGCCTACATGGTTGCGTACATTCACTTTTAATAAATTAAAAAAGTATTATGACGAACAAGCAGAAGCAACTAAAAAAGCTTCTAAAGGAAATAGTACTCAAATAGATTTAAACCAACCAACTAAAAATGCTCCACCACAAACTATTCAACCTCCCTCTTATGTAACAAAAAGGGCTAAAAAATAGGTATTTTTAATATTTATAATAAAATAATAAAAACCTAATGGCTTTAGATCCAAAACAAATACAACAACTTAGGAAAGATCTTGCTGAGATAAATAAAATTTATTCTAGATTAGGTAAGGATAAAATTGAAATTGATATAAATGCTGCTGGGGTTGAAGATATAGAACTATTAAATCAGTATTTACAAGAAGCTAGAGTAGCAGCAATTGATCTTGATGATGGGTTTGGTGGAATAGCTGAATCTATTAAAAATATAGTTAGAGAATGGAAACCAGGATTTGCCGATCCTGCTAAAGAAGCAACTAAATCATTTTCTAAATTAAAAAGTTTAGCACAAAAACTCTCAGATGATGTAAATGATATAACTAAACTTAGAGAAAAAGACCTTGACCTCATCCTAACTCAAGCTAAACAAGAGAAAAAACGTTTAGAATTAATAAGACAAGAGCTTGAAAGCAAAGAAGAACTATCAGAAGTTGAAGAAGCAATTTTAGCTAATTTAAAATCTGAATATAAAGTTCAAGAAGATATTATAGCTCAAACTAAAAAAAGAATAAAGGAAGAACAAAAAATTACTGAGTTAACAGGTTTAACAGGTCAAGCGTTAGATGGGGCATCAGGGATTTTAAAGAAAATAGGTTTAAATATAGGTTCTGATAAATTTAAAGAATTAGAACAAGGAGCTAGAGACTATGCTGAAGAATTAGCTAATGGGGAGGAAAATCTTTCAGATTCACAAATAAAAGCAAAAGTACTATCTAAAACCCTTACTGATGGTGCTAAAATATTTAGTAAAGAATTAGGGGCTGCCTTTGATGTTGCAGTTTTTAAAGGGTTTAAAAAAGGTTTAAAAGAATTTGGTGCCGCAAGAGAAGATTTAGCTAAAACTTTTGGTTTAGGAAGAAGTGATGCTAATCAGCTAAAAACAGAGTTAAATTTTGCTGCTAATAATAGTGGTGAACTTCACTTTAATATTGCTGATGCTGTAAAAGGAATACAAGAATTTAACGAACAGGTAGGATTATCTATTAAGTTAACAGCTTCAGAATTAAAAACTTTTTCATTATTATCTAATGAATTTGGACTAACTAATGAGCAAGCAGCACAATTTATAAAATCAGCAAAAATAAGAGGTGAAAGCGCTGAAGATTTTACAAATGAATTAAGAGGGCAAATAGCAATCTTAGCCGAACAAGAAGGAGTAGCAGTAAACCAACAAGCAATATTTGCTGATATAGGTAATATTAGCGCAGCTAATAGATTAACAATGGAAGGTCAAGGTAAATCATTAGCTAACGCAGCTTTCCAATCAGCTAAATTAGGATTAAGCCAACAACAATTAGAAAATACTAGTAATAGTTTATTAGATTTTGAATCTTCTATTGCGGCTGAAATGGAAGCTGAATTAATGACTGGTAAACAGTTAAATTTAGAAGAAGCTAGAAGAGCTGCTTTAATGGGCGATCAAGAAGGATTAGCTAAAGCAATTCAAAATGAAATTGGTACAGCTGCTGAATTTGGTGCGATGAATGTTCTTCAACAAAATTCATTAGCTAAAGCTTTTGGAATGTCAAGAGAGGAATTAGCTAAAACTTTAGAAACTCAAGAGCTTTTAAATGGTGAATCTAAATCAATGACAGAAGCAACAGAAGCTTATAATAAAGCAATGGAAGATGGTGTCATAACAGCTGAAGAACAAAGAAAAATTGGAGCTGAACAATTAACAAATCAACTACATGCTGAAGCAGCATCAAAAAGATTTGAAGATGCAATGATAAAACTTAAAGATCAATTAGTTCCTCTTATTGAAATGTTTGGTAAGTTTTTAGATTTTGTAATGGATGGTATTGAAGGTCTATCATCTATGAAAGGTGTTTTAACATCTATATCAAAAGTAGTTGCAGGAATTGCTGCATTTAGATTATTTGGTAGAATAGGAGGTGCTTTAAAAATATTTAGTAATATTAAAAGTACTTTAAGTGGTATTTCTAAAACTGCATCTAAATTACCTAAAGCATTAGGTGGAACTGGGGGTGCAGTTAAAGAAGGTACTAAAGCAGCAACATCAACAGCTGCTAAATCAACAGCTTCAGCTGGTACTAAAGCAGCAGCAGGAGGAGCAAGTAAAGGATTTTTCGGATCAGTAGGTAAATTCTTTTCAAAATTAAATCCTTTAAATGCTGCTAAAGAGTACTTAAGTAAAAATGTTGGAAGTTTCTTAAAAACGGGAGCTAAAAAAATTCCATTAATTGGAACAGCTATTGAAGGTGTTTTTGCAGCATCTGATATTTCAGCAATGATAGGATCAGGTGAAACTGGAGCAAAATTAAATCAAATGGTAGGAAAAAGAACAGCTGAAGCTATAGGATCTATAGGTGGTTCAATTTTAGGTGGAATTTTAGGTTCATTTATTCCTATCCCAGGTGTAGGTACTCTTTTAGGAGCTTTAGCTGGAGATGCTTTAGGTAGATGGGTTGGTGGAGCTTTAGCAGATGCTATAGGTGCTGAGGGATTAGGATCTGCTGTAATAGATTTATTTGGATCAGGTGATGTAGCGGAAGATTTTATTTCAAGACCAGGACAACCAATACAAAAGTTTAGAGCTGATGATGTTATAGTAGGAGGTACTAATTTAGGTGGTGGTGGTAGTGGAGAAGTAATAACACTACTAGAAAGAATAGCATCAGCTATAGAAAAAGGTGGAGATGTTTACATTGATGGTGCTAAAGCAGGTAGATCAATGGCTTTAGCAACTTCTAAAATTGGTTAATATTTATAATAAAACAATTAAATAATTATATTATGGCAAAACATTCAATAAAAAAAGAATTTGATACTAATGGTTCAACTTTAGGTTACCCTGTATCGCCAGCTAGTCCTCAACCACAAGCTAGTGTTAATGATCCTAATGGAATCCTTCATTTTAAATATTCAAATCAAGGAGATCCTAGTACACCAAACCAAGCTTATGATAATTTTGGAGCAGGAGCTACTGGATATACTGTACCTTCAGTTTCACAATTAGGTGAAGCAGCAAGAGCTTATCAAGAACCAGTAAACAGATTTAAAAATAATACACCAGAAGGAGCTTCATTTTAAACTTAAAGTATGCCTCTAATTAATCTCCAGACAGACTTAAAAAGTTTGCCCTTTGGAAGAGATAGACGTGAAGGTGGTAGTAGTAAACAACCATACATCACTCAAGATATTCCTGAAGGGTTAAACTATGACGATATGCCTGGAAGAGGTATAGGCGATCAATTCTTCGTCCCTACAGGATTTCTAAAACCTAGAGAAACTATAAGAGATGTAAGTAGATTAACCCAAATGTTTATTGATGAGAAATCACCTCGAGGTTTATTATTTATAGCAGAACAAAATTTATTATCTCGTACATCAGTTAAAACACAAGCTGGTGGTGCAGGTTATGGAGGAGCAAAGTCACAACAAACATTAGGTCAAGGAAATTTTAATTTTGCTCAAGGTGAAGATTTATCCCTTTTAGAAAGTATAAATAATTTTATTGGGAATGCTGTAGGCGCTAGTAGTAATTCAGAATTAGTATTAGGTGGTGGAGGTGGAGTTAATCAAGGTATTTATACACCTGCATCAACTTTATTAGGAGCAGCAGGAGTTGGATTTGGTGGTCATCCTAATCTTTTAGGATTAGATCCAACAGCAAATGAAGATGGTGGTTTATTTCCAGGTGCTGGAATAACTACTTACTATGGCATTACAAAAGGTCAAAGAGAGGCAGATAATGATAAACAAAATAGATTAAAAAAATTATTTGAATTTCATTTAGATTCAGGGTTTCCTAATACTGCTACAAATGTATATTCTTACCCTGGTGGACCAGGATCTATATTAGGTATAGGTAATACAAATCTTCGATTTGCAGATCAAGGAACAGGAGAAAGAAACGTAAATTTTAATCTTCAAGGAGGGGGACTAAAAAGTTATTTAACAAGCAGATTTAATAATAGAACTACAGGTTCATTTATTAACCCAGCAGTATCAGGAGCATTTGCTGAATTTGTTAAATTTGGGGGTGTTACTGGATCAGTTGATCTTGAAGATGGAATAAGTGGAAGTGTAACATCAGGTGGTGGTTACACATGGAATTTAAAAGGTTTTTACCCTAGTGTTTATAAAACATCAGGTTCACTTACCCCTAAAGGTAACATAAACACATATCTAACACCTACTAGTCAATTTACTATAAATTCTGCTGTAACAAAAAGTGCTTATATTCCTAAATCAGAGGCAGAACCAGGACAAAGTACTTATGATATAAAAGGAGTTATTAGACCTAATGCATCTTCATTATATTCATCTTCTATTAATGATTCTGCTAATCTTTTTACAGCAACAAATGGAAATGATGCAATTTCAACAGATGGTCAATTCCCAACACAAAACTTTGTTACCTCAGTAAATTCAATTGATGAAAATGGAAAATTAAAAACCAACACTAATGTTTTATATGATGGGGAAGATACATTAGATGGATTTAGATCACTTACATATGATCAAAATCAATTAGCAAATAAAGAAAATGTAAGTAAGGGTCAACCAATTGATTTTCCTCAAGATTTTAGAAAAGAATTATACACATATCCATCTACAGGAAGTTCAGCTGAAAAAAATAATAGATCAACTATTTTATCTCTATCACCAGACTATCAAACTAAAAACATGGATAGAAGATTAAATATGGGTCAACCAGGAAGATCTAACACAGGTACAGAACAAGGATTTATTAAAAATGTTTGGGATTATGGTTTGGATGCTACACAATTAGAGGCGTTAGATAAAATTACAGCTATGCCTATGTATACTAGCACAGGTCCTAGAAGTGAATTAGCTATAAACGATTTAGTTAAATTTAGAATAGCCGCTATTAATAATGATGGTGCTAATAGGGAAGCAGTTTACATGCATTTTAGAGCTCATTTAGATTCATTTAGTGATTCATATAATGCAAGTTGGAATGAAGTTAACTATGTAGGTAGAGGTGATACTTTATATAATTATGGAGGATTTGGTAGATCAATAAGTTTATCATTTACTTGTTTTGCCCAGTCAAAAGCAGAACTTATCCCAATGCATAAAAAATTAAATTATTTAGCTTCAACTCTAGCTCCAGATTATACACAAGCTGGATTTATGAGAGGAAATTTAGTAAGACTAACAGTAGGAGGTTATTTATATGAACAACCAGGATTTATAACTCAATTAACTTACGATGTTCCACAAGAATCACCTTGGGAGATAGGTATAAATGCTGAGGGTGGGGTTGATTCATCTGTAAAAGAACTTCCACATATGATTAAAGTAAGCGGGTTTTCGTTCACTCCTATTCATACATTCCTACCACAGAAACCAAATCAAGCAAATGATCCATCTAGTAGATTTATTGCATTAGCAAATGCTGTTGATTCTAGTGGAAATTATGCAGATAATTATAGAGAATATCAAGCAACAGGAGATGGAGATAATAATAATGGAAATAATATACCAGGAGAAGGTACAGGAGAATAATGAATAGATATGCTAACATAGAAGTATTAAGAAACGAAAATCAATTCGTAGGTACACTAGGTACAGAATATTATAAAAATGTTACATACCCAGAAGTACCAGCAAATGAAAATGATATTTGGGTTGAAACTGAATTTGGTGATAGATTAGATTTATTAGCAAATCAATTTTATAAAGATGTCACATTGTATTGGGTGATTGCTATTGCAAATCCAAATATTGTAAATATGGGTTCTTTATTTATAGCAGAAGGTTCACAAATTAGAATTCCAGTTAATGTACAAGCAATTGTAGATAGTTATAATTTATTAAATCAGTAATGTTATGGCTAATAATTTTTTAGGTTTACCATTTGATTCATGGGTTAAAAAACAAATAGATACAAGACAAGAAGCTTTAGGTAAAAGTAGTAACATTGATGAAAAATTTCTTAGATTTTATACAAATAAAACCCCATTTTTAAGATTAGCAAGTTCAGTAAATTTAACAAATAAAGGATCACAAGGAGCCGAATTAAAAGATTCTGTATTAAAAAAATTAATTAAAGCAGGTGTACCTTCCGAATTGATATCTGGTGATAAATTAGCAAAAAACTTTATACTACAAGGTGGTGTTGTATCAGCTACAAATATAAAAGATGGAGAATTTTCAGGTTTACAAAAAGGGTTAAATGATCAAACAAACGTATTTAATGGAGCTTATGGATGGGGAGGTATATCAGAAAGAGGTTATGTACCTATGCCTGGATTAACTAATGCTGATATAACTTATTATAATAATGGTGCTTTAAGTAAAACTATAATTAATATTCAATGTTATTCAAAAGCACAATTTCAATTACTTGATGTATTGTATTTAAGACCAGGTTACACATTATTATTAGAATTTGGTTGGAGTCAATATCTTAGTAATGATGGTGAATTAGAGTCAATGGATCAATTTTATACAGGTCCTATGAGTGCTTTACTTAATGGAGGGGTTAGTCAATATGAATTATATGAAAAAATAAATGCTGAAAGAGAAGCACATGATGGAAATTATGATGCTATATATGGTAAAATAACCAAATTTAATTGGCAGTTTAACCCTGATGGCAGTTATGATTGTCAAGTAGAATTAACTTCTGTAGGTGATGTTATAGAGTCATTAAAAGTTAATATTACAGATCCTAATAAAGATAAAACAAGTGAAGGTGAAGAAGCAGATGAAGAAAACGAACAACCACCATTAATTGCTAATAAAGATAAATCAATTTTAAATAAAGAATTATTTAACATATATGAACAAGCAAAACAAGCAGCCGCAGAAGCACCCTCACTTTTAGATTATGGTTTAAATTCTTTATTAGATGCATCAGGAAATAAAAAATCACCTCTTTATGGAGGGGCTTTATTATCTGTTCCTGTAGAAGCCACAGATGATGATACTAATGTAACCCCTCAAGTTTATATGAAGTATGGGGCATTAATGGCTTTTATCCAATCAAAATTATTATTATACAGTAAAACAACAAAAACACCAGTTATTACGTTTGATATGGATCTTGATGATCTAGATAATGATGATAATGTAATTTTAACATTCCCAGGACAGTTTTCAGGGGATCCTAGAGTATGTTTAATACCATATTCAAATGTAGCTTTACCTGCTATAGACATTCCAAATTATCCTATTAATGAAATATTAAAAGAAACTAGTTTTGCTTATAAACAAAATATTTACTTAGGAAGATTATCTAATATAATGGTTAATATTAACTTTATAGAAGGAACTTTAAATGCTATGTCCACAAATGAAGATGGTGATATTAAATTAATTGATTTTTTACAAAGTTTAAATAAAGGTATAATTGAAGCATTAGGAGGAGTTAATAAGTTTAGTTGTAGATTATCAGATGATGGTTTAAAAATAAGATTTATAGAAGATATACCTCAAAGATTTACAGACCCACCAGCATTAGGAACATACACAAGATTTAATGTTTTTGGGGTAAAACCAGAGGTTAATGGTAGTTTTATTAAAAGTATTAATTTAACAGCTGATTTATCAAATGATTTTGCTACTATGATTTCAATAGGGGCTCAAGCTAACTCAAACCAAGTATCTGGAAACGCAACTGCTTTTTCAAATTATAATGCTGGGTTAAAAGATAGAATTATTCCTGAAAAAGAATCATCTCCATCAAATAAAGAAACAGGAGGAGAAGAAAAATCACCACAAGAACAAGCTAAAGAAAACTTTAGTACTAATATTGTAGGTGATGGAATTACTTTATTTGAAGGAATATATAGTAATTTAAATTTTGTTGATGAAAATTGTGTATCTTTAAAATCACATAATATTACTCATGCTGATTTATTATTAGGAATTTTAACAGATGCCACAGCTGCTGAAGAATCACAATTAGATTCTCCATTCTTTTTACCATTTAATTTAAGTTTAGAAATGGATGGTATATCTGGTATTAAATTATTTCAAAAGTTTTTAATAACTGAAGATATTTTACCTCCTTCATATCAAGGAGATAGTGTAGACTTACAAGTAACATCAGTAAATCAAAGTATTAATTCAGATGAATGGACGACTAAATTAGAAACTTTATCAGTTCCAGCAAATAAATCAAAAGCAGCACCTAAAAGACCAGCACAACAAAAATCAGTAGTGGTAGCACAAAATTACTCAGCTGGTTCAGCTAAACCTATCCCACCAACATCAGACGTTGAACCACCAGCTTCATTAAATCCAACATCAGCTACAAGATTTAATGCAATGCAAAAATCATATAATTCAGTATTTTCAAGGGATGGAGCTGTAAGCGGAATGTGTGCTCAATGGTCTTATAATTTAGCAAGAGCTTATACTAAATTCTTAAAAAATGAATCAGCTGATATTGGTAGAAAATTAGCAGCTGGAGGTAATGCCAATCAAAATAATGAATTCTTTAATAACTTAACGAAATTAGGTTATACAAAATCTGTAGCTACAGGTTTAACACGTAAAAGATGTATAGAAAAAATAGCAACTCAAACATGGGGATATGGAGATGTATGTGTTTATTATGCTAATGATAAACCTACATCAGGTAAAATATCTCATTATCAATATGGTCATGCCCAAATTTACGTAGGTGAAATTAATTCAACAGGATGGGCAACATCAACTCAAACCAATTATGGAACCGATATGGTTTATAAAGGAAGAAAAAGTAATAATTGGGATTTATTAACATTTAGAGCCCCTGCATCGTAATGTATATACCAAAGAATAGAATATTAACCAATCAGTATACTAGCGATAATAAGCTACAAATAAAAGAAACTGGAGAGTTTTATAGAGGATATTACTATAAAACATTTGAAGGTAAATTCTTCTCAGGTAAAACACCTAATGATTTACCTAATGTAGAGTTAATTCCTGTAGAAGATGTAGGTGTAACATTTAAACCTGATCAAGTTCAAAATGAAATAGCATATGGAGATTTTCCAACTATATTTGATGAAATAGATACTCCGGGGTATGATGAAGGTATGGTAGTAGATTATGCTAGATTACAAGGTATCAATTTAAACCAATCAACAAGAACATTACTACCAACTCAGGCTTATCCCCAACCTAATATAGATGATTATGAATTAGGACAATTTACAAGGTATTTTTGTGTAAAAGTAAATCAAGATATTTATTTAGAATTAAATAAAGAGGTATATGATAAATTAAAAAGCCAAGATGATTCATATTTATGGCAACTTTATCAAACATTTAAAATTCAATGGACTATAACAGGTATTGAAGAAGAAGTACAAAAAACTAATAATAATATAGTTTTAATTCAAGAAAGAAGAATGAAAAGACAAGGGTTTGGTAGGTTTTTAAAATTTAACTTTTTAAAGTTTTATTTACCTACTGATGTAAATGATTTACCACCTCCACCACCTGGGTATCATTATATGCCTGATGGAACTTTAATGACTAATAAGGAACATAGAAAAAGGTTTGGTGAAGATTATAATTAAATTTGGATTTTTATAATAAATTATTTATATTAAACCAAAATAATAGTTATGTTTTGGTTAGTGGAATCTGACTCCCAATTAAAAGGGTTTTATGAAAGTGGTTATAAAGAAGCGTTTGTGGAAGTAATTCCATATAACAATCGCATTCACCCTACAATAAATGAAGTTTGTGCAATTTACCTTAGACCGTTATTAGCCACTAAAGGATATATTATCCCCATATCACATGGAGAAACATTGTCTATTGATTTAAACAACGTAAAACACGTATTAAACAAATATGATAAACTATATGTACGTGATAAAAAGGAATTTTTACATTATTTTCCATTAAAAACTCTTTATGACATAACATTAAATTCTCATACGTATATACGCGAATACACCAAAACCCATTCTTACTTTTACAATAAAATGGGTGATAAAAAAGATGTAAATAAAATAATACCAATAGTTAAACACTATGAGTATTGTGAAAAATTATATAATGATTTAAAAGATAAAATATATGAGCCAATCAACGAATTTAACAACACAAAAACTACAGTGGTATTCAACGCCTTGGAGCGAAGTGGAATACGAGTTGATAGAGAAAAATTCGAATCGTACTTTCACCCTATCAATGAAGAATTCACCTACACGCAATACAACTTTAAAACACTTACAGGAAGGCCAAGTAACAAATTTAAAGGAGTAAATTATGCCGCGCTTAACAAAGAAAACGGAGCAAGAGAGTCTTTTATCCCTTCTAATAACGTATTTATTGAAATTGATATTAGTGCCTATCATCCTACTCTCCTTGCTAAACTTGTCGGTTATGAATTTGGTGTGGAAGATATTCACATGGCCTTTGCAGAAATGTATGGAGTGGATTACCAAAAAGCTAAAGAATTAACATTTAAACAACTATACGGAGGAGTATTTGATCAATATAAAGATCTGGAATTTTTTAAAAAAGTTCAAGTATATACTGATGAGTTGTGGGAAGCTTATCAAGAAAATGGTTGGATTGAATGTCCTATTTCGGGTTATCAACTTATAGAAGATAATTTAGAGGATATGAAACCCCAAAAACTATTAAATTATTTACTACAAAACTTGGAGACATCATACAACGTTTGTATATTATGGGACATACTAAAGTTGTTAAAAAATAGGCGAACAAAGTTAGTACTTTACACCTATGATAGTTTTCTTTTTGATTTTAGTAAAGAAGATAAAGAGATATTAACTGAAATAGAAAATATCTTTAAAAATAACAACTTACAAGTAAAAATTAATTATGGAGACACTTACAATTTCAAATAAATCTTACAATATGTATACTGTAGACGACTTTCAGGAGTTGAATAACTTAAACTTTGTAGATTTGAATAATAAACTATTTTGTACGTTCACAACACTTGAAGGATTGGAATCGTTATTAGATCGTATTACTAATAATTATTCTATTCTTTATAAAAAAGTGTTCGTATTACATATAAAAAGCAATGATGAGTATGTTTGTACTTACAATATAGAACAAGGTAATACTGAAGGTTTACCTCCTAATACCATAATGGTTCATCGTAAGAAAGATACTAACACCTTATACACTATTAATGCTTTAAACGAATTAATTAAAAGATTAAATGGGGGTGTTGTAGATACAAAATTTCCAATTGATTGGCAACATTATAGGAATACAATTCTCCTAACTCAACATGATGAGTTAAAGCAATTGAAAACAAAAATATTTAAAATTATTGAACTTTAGTTTGGTAAATTAAATATGGGTTTGTATATTAAGTAGAGTTATTAAAATTAAAAGTTATAAAACATGGATTTAAACGCAATTAAAAAGCGCCTTAATGAATTTCAAAAACAGGCGAACAATTCTTCAGGTGGTCAACAAAAACAACTATTCTGGAAACCATCAATAGGTAAACAAGTCGTAAGAGTTGTACCTAATAAATTTAACAAAGAATTTCCATTTACAGAAATGAAATTTTACTATGGAATTGGTAGTAAAAGAGTAATGGCTTCACCATCTAACTGGGGTGAAAAAGATCCTATTATGGAGTTTGCTAAACAATTACGTCAAACTAATGATAGAGAAAATTGGAGATTAGCTAAAAAATTAGACCCAAAAACAAGAATTTTTGCTCCTGTAGTAGTTAGAGGACAAGAAGATGAGGGTGTTAAATTATGGCAATTTGGTAAAGAAGTATATCAAGACTTTTTAAATATGGCTGCTGATGATGAAATTGGTGATTACACTGATATTGTTGGAGGTAGAGATATTAAATTAAATACTGTAGGGCCTGAGTCAACAGGTACACCTTACAACAAAACATCAGTAGGACCTTCATTGAAAACATCACCATTATCGGATGATGAAAAGCAAGTAGAAAGGTTTTTAGATGAACAAGCAGATCCTATGAAGGTATTTAAAGCACTTTCTTATGATGAAATGAAAGCATCACTTCAAGAATGGTTAGCTCCTGAAGGTGAAGAAAAAGAAGGTGATATTATATCAGAACCTGCTGTTGCATTTGACAATGATGAAAAGAAATCAAATTATTCTTTAAATACTAAAGAAACTAAGTCAAAAGGACAACAATTTGATGATCTGTTTAACGACGAAAAAGACGATTTACCGTTTTAATTAATATTGTATGGCAAGAAAGAAAAAATCACTATCGGAGGCAGTCTCCTCAGAAATTAAAGCAAATTTTAATTTAGAAAGTTTTAAGAATAAAAAAGGTTTAACTTCTAAAGCTAAATTTAAAGAACAAGAATGGATTCCTCTTTCTGATGCTTACCAAGAAATAACATCAGTTCCTGGGATTCCAATGGGGCATATTGTTTTACTTAGAGGTCATTCAGACACAGGTAAAACAACTGCTCTACTTGAAGCTGCTGTGTCTGCCCAAAAACGTAAAGTACTTCCAGTATTCATTATTACAGAGATGAAATGGAATTGGGAACATGCTATTCAAATGGGATTAGAAGTAAATGAAGTGGTAGATGAAGAAACGGGTGAAATTCTGGATTACACAGGTAATTTTATTTACACAGATAGAGAATCAATTAATTCAATTGAAGATGTAGCTGGGTTTATTTTAGATCTTATTGATGAACAAAAGAAAG